AAAAAGGTATATGAGATGATTGATAGGTTAGAGGATGGGGAATACATATGTGTTGCGTTAAGAAATGTAGTGTTTATGTATTTCAAAACACATAAAAATATCTATGAGTTTCGTTCAGACGAAATGGTGAGAATATATTTCCCGGAATTGGAGGAGAAGATAAGTATGGCCACAGAACCAGAGGAAACAAGAACGTTTTATGGGTGGTTTGGTTGTCTTAGTCCAGAGACGAAGGAGGTAAGGCTGAATATTGTGAAAGATATTATAAAAGAATTAGAATAGTATTTTTGTTAATCTATTTTATTCATCAAATTAAGTTTTGGGTTTTGGCATGTCGGTTCGTGAGGATAGGCATGCCTATTTCTGCATCATAGAGGGGATGACGCGGCGTGCCGGTGCGTATGTGCCGGTCCTGGTTCGATTCTGGGCATCTCACAAACAATAAAACAAAAAAGTTATGAGAATATATAAGAATGATATTATAAAGGCGTCAGCAATAAGCACCGGAGCCGACAGAGGCGTGTTGCTGTGTTCAATAACAGATTCAGGCTTTACGTCTATAGCGGGCGTAATATCGGCTGTTAAGGATAGGTTACCAAACGAAGATCACAAGAAGATGGTTTTTGAAATCTTGAATGATACGAAAAAAGAGTACGGAAGATATAATAATTGCGGAACAAAAGTATTGTAATAAAGAGTAGAAAACAATATGTTTATGTAATATTAGTTTTTTCATTTTTATTGAAAGGAGCGCCGGCCTGTGAAGGTATGCGCTCTTTGTATTTGTATAATGCATAAAACAATAATAATATGACAGAGAATAGTATAGACGTAAATATCGTACCTGTAAAGAATGGTATGAAACGTGTTGTGGTATCATATTACCATTATTCACGCAAGGAGAAAGATCGCATGAGTTCCCAAACGGATTACGTTTGGGAAACAAAGAATGAAGAAATGTTTAAATACTTTGAGGCCAGGAGGACAAAAGTATTTTATAGTCAGATTCGTGCCATGTGTAGATTCTATGGCAAGAAAAATGTACGTAAATACAAAAAGTTATGATATTAAAAACGACAACCAACGAGTTTTGTTTCATTAACGTAAGTTTCTACGAAACAATAGCAGATCCTCGTCATTTCTTTGAACAGGATTATGAAGAGATGCCAGAATATGAGGAGGAATCGGATTTTGATTTTGATTCTTATTACAATAAGTTTATTCCTTTTGTACAGGAATGGGCGAATGAGGTAAGTGAACGCCTTTACGGATATGGCGTGAATAGTATAAAGGTAACATCGGTCGGATATCCGAAAGAATATAATTATGGTACTGATTGGATGAACGTAGAGGTAGAGTTTTGTGATGAATGGAGGCAAAAGATGTTATCTAACATTAGTAAGATTGTCAATGATGATAAATGCAAGAAGTATGCGGAGACTAATTACCGGTCGGTATCAGGATACATCTTTTTAGGGCCTGAAGATTTAAAGGAATTTGAAAAGGAAATAATAGAAAGAAAGTCGGATTCCGGATATGATGTAACAATATTATTAAATATGTATCTAACTTTGGCTTTTGTAAAAGAATTTGGATTTAAAGCCGGAGAAGCATGGAGTGAAATAACAGAATATGCTTACGGATGTTTATCGTATTCCGATTTTGCAACAACAGAGATGCTTATACCGGAAGGTTCGGAGCATTTATTCAAAGACATTTACACGGCAAAGGCCGACGAATTATATCATCATGTCCTGGATAAATTCGGATGGGCGTGGCGTGATCCGAAATATAAGTCAGAAACAGAATTATGCGCGATGCTAAAGTGGGCAAAAGAAAAAGGCTTGACCATTGAAGAGTTAAGTATTTAATTGTTAAACATAAGGCAGTAGTGGTGCGTGAGTATAGGTGCTGCCGTTAAAATATTTTATAAGATGAAAAAAGAAGAGATTCAAACTATTTTATACACAATCAAAGAAGGAGACAGTATTAAAATCAAAGTACAAGACAAAAGTGAAGAGATAAGACTGCGGGATCATGTAAGAAGAGTACAGAAATACGGATACAGGTTTTGTTTGTCTCATTTACATGATGGAATTTTCTATCTGGAGAAGTTGAAAGAAGGGGATAAGGATAAATACTATAGAGTAATAAACAGAGGAAATGGAAAGACCGGAGTATAATAAGCTACGCAAAATGGCTAAGACTACTCCAGGTCTGATAGTGGACGAGGTGCAAAACATGATACGTGTATCGCTATACGATAATGGGGAACTTAAGAAGGTGGTAGTAGTAATGAAATGCGATTCTTTTTTACAGTCAAAAAGTAACATAGAAAAGATAATGTTATTATCATCTTCTATAGAAGATAGAAAAAACAAAGAAAAAAATAAAACAAAATCAGAAAATGAACAGAATAACAAAAATAAGAGAAGAAATAGGAGGAAAACAGGTTGATTTAACCTTTTATGGGCGTTTTTGCAGCCTTATTGAAGGTGATAGAAAGATAATACTAAAGGCAATAAAAAACGGCCGTAAGAAAGGCGTAATCGGAGCCATTCAGCCTGGAAGACATGATAGAATTTGGACCACATGGGCTATTGCTTTTGAGGATCTGAAGGTAGGGGATACGGTAGAGTTTAGTACATCAGGGAAATACAATCCAGGTTTTCATTCTACAGAAAAGTATGTAGGATGTGTAGAATGGATAAAAGGATCGGAATGTGCGATAAAAACCGGCAAAGGGATGGCAGTAGTATTAATTAAACACGTGGAAAGGGTAGTAAGATGAAATTGAGAGAATTTGTAGAACTCTTTGATAAGAATGATGTAAAGGATTTGTTTAAGTCATTATCTTTATGTATGGAATACGTAAGGATGGATTTACATGTATTTAATGTAGGTGCTTATGTTACGTGCCTGTAGGGATTCCTATGTTTTTAACGGAGGTGTATGTCAAAAAAAACGATTTTCGTATAGTTCTGCTGGATTATGATGATATGACTTTAGGTGATTATGATAATACAGGGGAAAATGAACAGGTTGCTTATTTTATTAACTATTGTTTAAATCAAGACAAAGATGGGAAAGAGTAGAAAAGATTATGAGAAGTTTCTTAACTCAATATCTCCAGATAGAGACGATGAGACATGGATCATTGGAGGAAAGAACAGGTATTGCGGTAGAGAGAATTATGGCACTATGATCAAAAGGTATGATCCTATTGGTTTTAATGTAGGGTACAGAGAGTGGGTGAAACAGCCAGAGTAAGGCGGCGCCTGCCCTGCCATGAGGTCGGCCTGGCTGTCTGTGGCCAGGACCGTATATTAGTCAGATAGTGAACGACGAAAACAATACAAATGTTTGTTAATTATGAGAGTAGAAGATTTAACGAAGTTTGAAGGAGAATGCCCTAACATAGTCATATTTGGTACATATATGGATATTAGGGTTCCATTAACGAAGGGCACTAATTGTGATGAAGGTGGTATGGATTGGCTTTTTGGAAGTCTTGGCAATGAAAATTTCTATATATGTCAGCCGTTATCTTTCTATAAATCACAGCGAGAAATTGAGAAAGTGAATCCGCTGTACGCTTTTAAGTTAGCTACTGCTTATTTCAGGGGACAGGGTATGGTTCCTGTATTTGAAGATAGTAATTGTAGATTAATAAAACTATGAGCATAAAAGTAATAAGATACAGGTTGCCCTCTTATTGGGCTTGCCCGTTAATCAATGATGATTACACTGGATTAACGGATGAAGAATGTGAGGAAATCCAACGCTTCTTGGAAGCAGCAGAAGGTTATCCGGTAGATGTAGACTGGGGAACGCAGGGGTTTTACCGTTGTAATGACGCAGGGACACTCCCCGGAGAGTGTGCAGATTTTATTTTTCATAAGTATAACGATTAAACCAAAATGATATGGAAACTGCAAACAAACTAACTTATTTAAGTACAAAATTCTTTACAGAAAACGAAGAAGAATACAGAATGACAGTCACAGTATCTTTAGATGATGATTGTCATAACAATATGTGTGACTGGAGCGTAACGGCTGATATTAGACAGAAAAATAAACAAGGAACGTATGTAGAGTATATGGGAGGTTGTTGCCACGATGAGGTTGCAAAACATTTTCCGGAATTGGCGAAATTTATACCATTGCATTGCAGTAATCATTATGGTGCTCCTATGTATCCGGTGGAAAATGGCATATATCACGTTAGAAGAAGCGGTATGTCTGTGGCAATGGAGTATTTGCGTATATCAGAACAAGAATGCGTAGAATTATATAAAGCCTCTGAGGATAAGTTGTATTTCAGGTATATGCTTTTCAATCTGGGGATCGTGGATAGATGGAAAAGAGAATCAGAAGAACTTATTGCGGAACTTGAAAAATTGTGTGGTAAGAAGTGGGTTAATCCATATAAGCCGGAAGAAGAAAGATTTGTTTTAACACTAACGGACGAGGAACGATCTCTTATTGAAGAGCGTATTAAAGCCGGGCATTATTCCTCAGAAAATATAGAGAAACGCAGAGTGGAAGCCCATAAAGCAAAGATGGCGGCAAAACGTGCTGAAATTTGTGAGCGATACGATAAGAAAATCAGACAAGCAGAAGCAGAAAAGAAGATAATGCTCTGTGTGTTTGATTATGGGTTGTCTACCGATAATGTTATATATTATTCTCACACGAACACTTTGTCTTTCAACTGGAACGGTTATGGAGAAAAAATCACACAGGAAGAGTTTGATGATTTTGTGAATAAGGTAGACCGCTCTCAGTTGCCGGAAGGTATTAAGTTTGAGCTTAAATAAAATACAGGATATGGAAAGATTGGATTTTGAAACATTGTTTCGTATTGTAAGATGGGATTACAACCGTTGTTTCAAGGATGAGTCGTTAGACAAGGATTTGTTTATGGGAAAATACGGGAAAGTTATGGGTGAACATTATTATAACAAGTTTGTCCATGAGTTTAACGGGAATATCCTGAAGATGATTGGTTACTTCAGAGGTTCCGAAAAAGAGGGGCAAGTCTTCTGCGATATGATAACCGAACGTATTGAAAAATACGAAAAGAGAATGTCATATGATAAAGGTAAGTTAAACAATTAAAAAGATATTTATATGAACAATTCAATGGTCGCTCACTTGTGGGCTCATGAACAAGAAGAATCAGCATCAGGGAGCAATTTCTTCTTTGAAGGTACAAGTATTTATTCTTATGGGCATCACTTTGAAGTCGGGAGAATAGTAAAAAAACAAACAAGGGAAGAAAGCATACCTGATAAATGAAGATTATTATTATGTTACCACGAGCAAACATCAATGCTATGTTCGTAATGCGATACCAACTTGGGCAATGGTTTTCAGTGTAGGGGATAATATATCGGATACTGGTAATATGAGGTTTGTTGCCAGCAAACTGGAATCAATTAAGAAGTCTATTGAAAAATACAAAAGAGCTAAAACAGAATTATCTTATACAGATATTTGGGGCGCTTTTGGGAATATGATGGATTACATTCAGTTCTTTAACATGGGAACTGCTAAGAGTATCCTTAAAAAGAGTGCTAATGATTGGCTTGGAACCAATCATGAATTATCCAAGAGCGGAGATAGTATCAAGCGTAAGCACGTACATGAATTAAAACGCATCTTTCAAATTTTATTGGATCATCAAGGATTAAAAGTGTTAGGGACCGTAAATGTGATTGTTGATGAAGTTTGCGGGGAAGGTACATGGATTAAGTATTCAGAAAGATCTGAAAGATGGAGAAAGGGTGAGGAAGAAAGAGAAAGAATAAAATTAGAGAGATTAAGAAAGGAAGAAGAAGCCCGTTACAAGGATTTTGATGAAAAACTGGAAGAGTGGAAGTCAGGAGAAATCAATTTCTTGAATACACCTTTCTATATTCCTGGAGAAAAACCTAACGCCTGGATTCGTATAAAAGGAAATATTATTGAGACAAGTAAACAGATAAAGATTGGAATAGCAGAAGCCGGAAAACTGTGGCGGGCTGTGTCGGCAATGCACCGGGGCGCCGAGTTTCGGCACGGTCTGGTGGAGGACATCACCGGTCACCAGTGGAGTCTAAATCGGTACGAAAACGATTTGCTAACCGCTGGATGTCATAGGATAGCATATAACGAAATGGAGAGAATAGCAAAACAACTGGGATGGGTTTAAGTAACCCATCTTGTTTTATTGATTACATAATTAAAAATAAAAAGATATGGAAAATCCAATTATTGTTCCGTTTGATTTAAATACGGCGAGAAAAATTAAAAGCGGAGAAATAGAAGGTTCAGTATTAATTGGTAATATTAAAATAGAATTTGTATATGAGTCAAAAGACTGTGCAGATCGTTATAATTTACTTTTTGTAAAAAAAGATGAATCTGGGATAAGTGCTATATATGCCGATACAGAAGGTCGTACTTTTTTTCAACAACGTTCTGGAATTGGAAGTAGAGGCTGGAGCGTATTTTAAGAAAGGAGATGTATTAATAAGCACGCTTGGGAACCCATTTATATATAATGGTATTATTAATAGAGAAGGAGATATGGGATGCATATATGGTATATCGGCATATGGCGAGATTACATCTGAAGAAGTTCCAATATGGACAAGTGTGTGTGGTGAGGATAAATCCAAGTATGTTAGATTAGCCACAGAGGAAGAGAAAAAATCTTTTGCTGAAAGAATTGCTAATACAGAAAACCTTAAAAAAGCAGGAATAATAAAACAATATCTAAGTGAGTACGAATACTTGCTGACTAAAGAAAAGAAATGCGATTTTAAGCCATTCGATCAAGTCTTGGTGAGAGCAAGCAATTTGGGAAATTGGAATCTACACTTATTTGCCGGAGTAAGAGAAGAAGAATATAAATATGAATGCTTGGGAGGTTTGAGATACAAAGAGTGTATCCCATACCAAGGAAATGAGCATCTTTTAGGAACTAATAAAAATGGATAACAAATATGAAAACAATAACATACGAAGGGGTGCAGCATGGAGACTGGGTGAGATGTGTCTTATGTGGGGCGCAAATGCTTCTTCCATGTGGGGCAGATAAATGCCCGGAATGTGGAGAAAATGGCACTTTAAGGTGGGTCGACGAAGAGAGGCAGGAGATGGATGCTAAAGATTTGGATTGCTTAGATTATGTAAGAGAGTTGAGGGTAGATGATTATTTATCTCCAACAACATTAGAAGAGATCGCGGAAGAAATAAAGAAAAAAGTAAATAGAGGATAACTCTAATGAGAAAATTATTAAAAGTAAAATTTATTCAAAAATGTGCATGCGGGGCGGTCACTATCAGATTTGATAATGACCGCTGAATTAAGTAACATAGCTAAGATATGAATGATATGAACAATTTTATAATAGATACTCCAGATAATTTCTGGTAAATAAGATGGCTTGACAAGTATATGGAAGGTCACAAAGGGTTTATAGCTGGTGGATGTTTTAAGAATATTCTTTCCGGAGAAAAAGTAAAAGACATTGATATTTTCTTTGAAAGTGAAAGCGATTTTCAGGAAACTGTTGATTTGTTCAATGATGAAAAACATCAGAAAGAAGGATGGAAATTTAAATATAGAAATGAGAAGGTATGCGCATTCCAGAAAGAGGGAGAAAAGGTATGGGTAGAGTTCATAGAGTCAGAGTTCGGAAAGCCAGAAGAGATTCTCAGGAGCTTCGACTTTACTGTGGTAAAAATGGCTTACTACAAGGAGCCTAAATACGAAGAAAAAGAAGATGATTATTTTCCATTCTCATCTGCAAGTATAGTAGGATACGAGTATAAACTTCTATACCATGAGAAATTCTTTGAACATCTTCATACGAAGAGGCTGGTTATTGACGAGAATATCCCTTTTCCAGTAAGCACATGGGAGCGCTCATATCGGTATAAAGGGTATGGTTACAATATGTGCCGGGAGACAAAGAAAAAACTTCTACAGGCTCTTAAAGGTGTAAATGTAGAGGAGGAAGATGTATCTTTGTATGCTACTGGAGGATGGGACTAATTGAAAAAAAAATAATAGAATATTATGAGCACGAGTAAAGAATACAAGGCAGTAAGGAACTGTATATTAAATGAACTTCACCTTACCAAAGAAGATATAATAAAAAACATAGAGCCATTATTGGAAAAACTTGTAAAACAGTGTATGCTTAATACATACGGAGGAAACAATCAGATAGAAAATTGGATCAGATGTATGGTAAATGATGAACTTAAACAAAGGGATTATGGTTTTGTAGAAAGAATAAGCAAGGAAGTCATAAAAGATCATGTGTTGAATGAGTTGAACATAATTGTAAGACCCAAAAATGAAAGATGCGTATGTGAAAATAGAGTGCCATCAAGAGAAAATGGCTTGTATTTAATCTACAGAGACGGACACGCTGAGCTGTTTACCGGCGATAACTCCAAAGATTGTGTACGATACATCGGGTTGAAGCACGGATACATGTCATTTGCTATCTCACTGACGGAGCATGATATCGTACAATTGCTTGACGATGATAGCCGTGAAGAATCCGGAAGTGGGACATATTACGAACGTGAATGTGATGCGCTGTTTGACATTGACGGACGCGGCAATACGGAACGCCTTGTAGCCAGAAATCCAAAATTGAGAAATCTGCTGGAAGATGGCGAGTATATACCATCTCTTGGTCAATTAAATTTAATGGCCCATTATATGGACGAACTAAACAAAGCATTCGCTTATGTTTCGGCATCTCCCCTCTCCTCGACGTGGTATTGGTCCAGCACTGAGAGCAACCAGGTCGTCGCGTGGTACGTGGTCTTCTCCAGTGGCCTCACGGGCACCGGCAACAAGCACATCGGAGACATGGTTCGGACGGTAATTGATTTTTAAAAAGGATTACAATGATAACATCAGTAAAAATAAAAGACAATACAAAAACTCCTTTTGAATATGCTTCTGACATAGAAGCGTTTGAAAATGGCAGAGAATTTATTTTCAAGCCAGGAGTGAATGTAATTATAGGTAAAAACGGTAGTGGAAAATCAACTTTGCTTAACATCATATCAATGTATGCGTTATGTGAGAAATCCATGTGTTCTGAAATACCGATCGAGGCACTGGATTTTCCACCTATATTTGATGATGATGATGACAAGGTTCTTGATGGGATTGACATATCATCCGATTATGCAGGGAAAGTATTCCGTTTATTGCCATCGGCGGAGATGAATCGAGATAGCGTATTGAAAAACATCAGCAACTTAGATTTGTATGTGAATAATATTCGAAGATCTTATGGAGAGAAAGTGGTGTTATCATTGGAATCACTTTTCAATTTAATGTTCGGTCAAAAGGATTATACATTTCCAATACAAGATCTTGTAGAATACAAGAAAAAATCAAATGCGTTTTGGATTAAAAGAATTGATAACCTGTTGAAGTATTATGAAAAAAATCGCATAACATTAACAAAAAGCAGTTTTGAGTACACGGTTCTCATGGATGAGCCAGACAGAAATCTTGACATTGACAACATAATGCAAATTTATAATGTATTGTCATTCCATAAACCACAAACACAAATTATAGCCATAATACACAATCCGGCATTGATTTACAAGTTAAGCAAATTAGATTGTGTGAATTTCATAGAGATGACAGAAGGGTATCTTAATAAAACTTGTACATTTGTGTCCAACTAATTAAAAGTGATATGAACTGGAAGAAATACAAAGAGGAAAAACCTCCAGAGGGAGAAGAAGTGTTGGCTTATCATCCAAGTTGGATAGATGAAGATTTCAACCCAAGAGGTATAAGAATAGGATTCTGGAATGGAGGGGACGATTTTAAATCGGCTCATTGGTGGGATTATCAAGATTGTTATATCACAATCTCTCATTGTGATTGTGATGATAATTCGCTTTTTAGTGATAGAATAAAAAACAGCATAGAGCCAGAGTTATGGATATCACTTGATGTTATTACAAATTACTTACCTGATATAAAACAAAATCACTTATAACAATGAGCTATTTTATATTAATGGGAAGAAGAATCCCCAAGCAAGCCATAACAGGCTTCAGATTCCAAAATGAAACAGACAACATTCGTCCTTTCCTGTCAATCAGGATAAGAGGGAAGGAGGAAATTATACCCCTTAAAGATAAAAGGGAAATACTGTCTGTAAAAGCGCATCTGTGTTCTGTCTTCTCCGAATTTGTAAAAATAGGCGACTGGTATCTCAAGATGTCGGAGGTTAAGGAATATAAGCCGGTGACTGCCGAAGACATGAACCCCTACATCTTGTTTAAGACATCTAAGTTTGGAAATATAAAAGTTCGTTTCCCGAAAGATGAAGATATGAATGCGGAATTGTTGGTGTTAGATCAGCTTTTTGATGTAGAATAAACTATTAATCATCTTTTAAAAATCATGACCTGGAAAGAATTGAAAGACAAAATATCCCTTATGACGGAAGAAGAGCAACGACAAGAAGTTGCAGTATGGGGAGAAAATATGAATCTAATGAAAGATTGTTCCTTGGAGAAAACAGACGAGGATATGTACTACAACTCTGAATGGGATTATACTTGTGAAGAGAGTGAATTGGAACCGGAAGACAAGAATGACCCTGATGTACATAAGGTATATGAAGCAGGAATGTATTATATTTATTCGAATTGATTTTAAAAAGATCTGATTATGGCAGCATTAACAACACTAAATATAACGGAAAAGAACGCTAATAACAGTTTGTCTGTAACTGTTAAAGTGAATGTCACCAAAGAAGGAGTGTTTGCCACTACCTTGTCAAAAGAAGATGTGGACAAGATTCATTCTTATGGGATCAAATTACCTACAAACAGATTAGGCAACGAAGGATATTTCAATAGTATAGCACTTTCTGATTTGGAAAGTCAAATCAGGGAAGTTCTGAAGAGATGTTTGAGTTATAAAATAGTAGAAGAAGTGCCTGTTATTAAGTATCAACTGGAAACGAATTGCACGTTTTCCTATGACAAAAACGGAAATATTGTCCCTAACCCCTCTAAGGAATGGACAGGAGGCGATGAAAATGGAAAATGGAGAGATGGAACTTCCCGTTTAGATGCCTTAAACACCCAACCTTTCGGTTTTAGTGTTTATGCAAAACCATTTCTAAAAAGAGTAATTGAATATGGAAATGGAGAGACAAAAGTAGAATACGGCAGGTTAAATACAGAAAAAGGAACTTATGCGCACTGGCTGAATTGTGTAACGAGCATATCATACAATAGACATAAACAGGTAATGGAAGTGGAGTGTAACGAATGTACCTCGAAATTATTCGTTGATATGATCAAGTCCATTTGTAATATAAGCGAACAGGTTAAGAGTTTTGTCAATCCAGAACAAATAAAAGCAATTGCGGAGTCAAATGAACCGATTTTGCTTTCATCTAACAACTAAAAAATCATGAGGTATGTATGTGTTTTTATCTGCTTTCTGTTATGGCTTATTTTTACGTTGTTATTATCATTCACTGTCATAGGATTGGTTATAAGCGTGAGTGATGAATGGCAGAAAATGGGTGACAAAATAATAGATAAACTTTAATAAAATATGAATAAGAATATAATCAACAACGCTCAACTTTTAGAGATTAAAACTAAGATTAGACAACTTGGAACAATGATGAATGCATATCAATGCAGGTTTGTGGTTTCTTCGGGTCAATTGTTTTTTGTGGATGATGAATATGCTGGAACGGTTAAACTGACTAATCTTGATAATGGAGAATCTAACATATCATTCCCTTCATGTGACGATGGATTGATAATCAATCCAGCCGATAAGCATATTAAATAATTTCAAAACTAAAAATATTTAAATTAATTAAACAATAATAAGACATGAAACAAGATATAGAATATGCTGTTCCTCTTTTTAAAGCTGGTGCAGAGTGGCGCATTAACAGCGTATGGCACAAACCGAGTGACATAGCTGAACCAGGAAAGGATTGTTTGGTTGAACACATGGATATAGACGGAAATGTCTGCATTTGTATTGATTGGCGTTCTGAATATGAATGGATAAAATCTTGCCATTACAACAAGATTTTGCGTTGGGCATACATCAAAGATTTATTACCTTAAAACAAGATAAACAATATGGAAAGCGAAAAGAAGAAAATATGAAAGGTTATGACTGACAGAGAACTTCTTGAAGAAAACAATAAGATGTTAAAGGGAATTCTAAGTTTTGTGAGAAAAGTTGACTCTGTTGAATACAGGGATCATCAAGACTTTATGGAATTTCTTAGAAATGTGGCAGCCGATATATGGGTGGAATATACGGAGCCTGAACAAAGAGGTATATTGTTTAATTTGATAAATAAAAAGAAATGAAAACAGTTTTTGATTTAAGCAGAGATGAGATTGTGGCATTGACAGACGAAGAGATAAGTCTGTATATAGACAAAGAGCTTGTTGGTAAGGGTATTCCAATTGAAGCTAAAAATTGGAATATAAAGAACAAAAAAGAAGTCGTGTATCCAAGAACTGGAGTTCCAGTATTTATGTTAAAAGATGTCGGCATCGGTTTTAGAACCATAGAAGGTGCAACTGAGGTGGCTAATTTGCTTATTAAATATAATGCATTTAAAATAGAATCAAGGTTTCTGACAGGATCGTATGAACAGTTTTGGATCATAAAAGAAAGTGTTTGCCCGGCTATTAAAGGGGAAGCGGGGTATAGCAAAGAAGAGTTTGATAAGGTAAACAAGGAAAACGCAGATCCAGAATTGGAAAGTATAAATTCCTTCAATAACACTTTGGAAAAAGCCAATGAAATTAAAGACAGGGTGTTGAAATACGTGGACAAGATAAAACGGGAGCGTGCGTACAACATCGACCTTTGCATGACTTTCGAGAGATATGTCGAGATAGCAGATAAAGATGCGGAGCGGGCTATGGCTTTCTTGAAAGAGGTCTACCCGTTTAATGAAGAAACAGAAGTCTTTATTAGGAAAAGACACAATATGTCTATCAGTATTGACCCGGAAGAAAATTAATTTACATTAAATCATTTTGTTTCTTATTAAGCAACAAAAGACATATCTTTGTCCGAAAAGTAAGAAACATGAAAGAGGAAGAAAAAAAGATTAAAGAGGCTATGACTGAAGCCCTGATACATTTAGAAGGTTGCAAATATTTTGTGGCCATGATAGTAAACGAAGAAGAATGTAGGTTTGATATGAGTCAGCGTATGTCTCCTCGTCAACTGGCTTTGGTTATAAAAGGTGTATTATCAAATAATAATATGATGATGATGGATGTACTACAATGGTGCTCAGCCAGGCTTCAAACAGAAATAGAAAAAGGAAAGAAATCAACTAATTAAATATTAATGCAATGAATCGCTGGTTTGAAATTACGGTAAAAGCCGAAATAGACAATGTTGAAAACGGCAAGAAAAAGAAAGTAACTGAAAAGCATTTAGTGGATGCCTTGTCTTACACAGAGGCAGAATCAAGATCGTTGGAGATCTTCAAGGATTTGTACAATTCTTTCGAGGTTGTAAAAATTAATCCTATTAAAGTGTCGGAAATCTTCTTCAACGGAGAAGCTGAGTATTGGTATAAGTGTAAGATAAATTACATTACACTGGATGAAAAGAAAGGTAAAGAAAAGAAAACTCCATGCTATATGTATGTCCAGGCCGGCAATCCTAAAGACGCCGAAGCTGTGTTGACTAAAGGTATGCAGGGCACGTTAGGAGACTGGAATTGCGAGTCTATTGCGGAAACGAAAATCATTGAAGTGTTTAAATACGATCTGCAAAAAGGCGTAGAAAAATTAGGAGAAAAGAAAACTGATGAGTGATGTTGTTTCCCGTGTAGCACTTGCGACGGCAATTGTATTATTGGTAGTGGCAGGTGCTACTTTGCTGATAGTGATTAAGACAGAAGAGGTGCCAAAATGGTTAATGAACTTACCATATACGTTATCTTTAACGGCGGTATCCTTTTCAATTATATCACTTGTATCGAAATATAAAAAGTGGAAAAGAAATTGTACGTCTGCGAAAGATGCGGACGAAAAGTAATGATAAGAAGTCATGGCTTATGCCAGGCTTGCAGAAGCAAAGAGTTGACTCCGAAGAAAAAAGACAGAATTACATCCATTAAAAACAGCAGCAAGAAGAAAAAGTTAGAGAACCCGGATTTATCCGGGTTTTTTCGTCTTATGTTGGAGGAGTTGAGTAGTATTCGAATGTCTATGACCGGTAAGGCTATTCATTTTCCTACAGTATGTAACGTCTGTCACATACTTCCGAAAAGGATATATAAGTCGGTTGCTACTTGCAGGGATAATATAGTTTTCCTACATGAATCGGAGCATACGGTATTCGACATGTATCTTGACCGGATGGAATTTGATAAACTTGAAACAGAATTTCCTTTTGTGTGGAAGTATGCGGTAAAGAAGGTACTGGATATGGAAAGCAGGGGAATGATTAAAGAAAGAGGTAGATTAATTATTGAAATAATTGACAGATATGAGAAAACTTTATAAAATAAGAATAGAAGCTGACAATGAAACTATCTTTTATGCTCACATACAAAGAGAGAGTTATGGTAAGGATATAGCTATCGCAGTGAAAGATAAAGATAAAGATGAAGTGGAAACGGTGTTACATTGTATTAAAGAAGAATTGATTAGAGGAAGATCATGAAAGAGAAAATAAAAATATTGACAGATTTAGGATTTGTTCCTATGGTGGAAGGAGAAGGAAATACGTTGTTTAGAATGAACGATGTTGTGATGTCGGTGTCAGATCCTAATCAAACACCAGAGCAGTTGAAGAAGGAGGTTATGTCTTTAATAAAGAACAGAGATATAGCAGAAAGAGGCGGACAGGTTCCAGTAGTTAAAAATCCGGCGCCTGAGCCAGAGCAGGCCCAGAAGGAGGAACCGGAAGCTCCGGCGGAGGAAGCCGCTCTTAACCCTGGAGAAGAAGATTCGAATCCGTTTACAGAAAATCAGGAAACGTTAGAGCCGTTTTATATCTGTGATGAGTTAAAGAAGATTGAGACTCCCAAATTCGTAAGATTGACATTAGACGGTAATCGTTTTTATGTAAGAAAGATGGACGATGGGACAGCCAAGATATATGCTTCGGTAACAACCATGATCAGAGACGGATTCGTAGATGACAAGACGGCTCTTCAAGAATGGAGACAGGAGATGAGGATGATTGGTCGCAACCCGGAAGAAGTATCAGAATATGATGCAGATAAAGGAACGATCATGCACTACCTATACGGATTGTACTTGACGGGTAGAGATATGGTCTTAAATCGAAGTTTTATAGTTAAGACAGTGCAAGAAGGCAAGCTTAAAATATCAAAAAAGAATCTTGACAAATTCTTTGGTAGCATAGATGATCTTGACGATATGATTGTCAGAGTTATGAAGTTTGCTAAGTTTTGTTCGGAGTATAAGGTTAAGCCGATGATGATTGAAAGAATATTGTCATTAGAAGATTATTTGGTAGCTACGCCGATAGATGCGATGGTTAAAATGACATTCAAATACAAAGAAGAAGGTTATTTTGGAGCTGTGTATCAAAGGGCTACGGGGCAGTTCAAAAAAGGAGATCCGAAGAAGGAAGTAAGAGAAGTGGAGAAAGAAGAGATTGTTATCTTAGATTTTAAATCAGGTGACATACGAAATGAACATGCTTTTCAATTGGAGGCTGAAAGGAGAATGGTTAAAAACTGGTACGGAATTGATGCACGTATTATGAATTTTTCTCCAAAAAGCACGAACAGTAAAGGTTATACGCTAAAAGAATGGTCTGATAAAAATGCTGCTATGGAGAAAGCGGACTGTGTGTTCCAACAAGGGATGTTGAATCATATCAGAAAAGATAAGAGGTTTAAAGTGAGAAAAGGAGTGCTGAATATCAATAAGCCGTACAATGAAGAGGATCATATTGTCGTATATGATATTGCTGAGGAAATGTCTAAAAGATTCGTAATCTAAAGAATTATGAAAAGAAAAATTAGAAGAACCGGGGAGATAATAGACGTAATCACCTTCAGTGGTTCAACTATAAGGAGTGATCATGATAAAATACAGTTCTATGACAGTAACGGAAGTGTGATAAATGAGAGTTTAAATTATTATCTCGATACCCTTCCTGTGGATGATGAAAACAAAGACGTAGACTGGGAACAACGTAGATTCGATCTTGTTAAGGCTTATTCTATTGAGTTTATCAAAATGCAAAATAGAAAAGGAGAGATAGATTGCGGAGTATATGTACCGAATGTGGTGTCATGGTCTATAGATATAGCGGATAGAATCATAGAAGCAATGAGAGGAGTTGAAAATGCTTGATTTCAGAAAATACGAAAACGTACCTCGGTTTCAACTTGACCGCAGGCCTGGCAGGAGCCGACTAAAGCGAACCTGCCCGGCTTGCGGAAAAAGCCGGTGCCTCACTCCTTATATTGATGTGGCAACAGGTCAGGTTGTTGGAAACGAGTTCGGAAGATGCGATCATGAACGGACTTGCGGTTACGATAAACGACCTACCGGTAAGGATGTAGGTGACAAAGATCTTTGGATCTCGGGAAACAAGTGCATAAGAGCTTATCGTCCTCCTGTAAATCCTGACGTTGTAAATTACATACCTTTTAGCGAGTTTGAGAGGACTGTAGTTCCAGACGATAGAAACACCGTATTTAGATTTTTATCGTCTCTATGGGGAAAAGAAAGGGTATCTGACGTATTTAGAAGGTATCATGTTGGAACAATGGACTTATGGGGATGGAAAGGGTGTTGTATATTCTGGCAGATAGATAAGGACTTTGTATGTAGAACCGGCAAGATTATGGATTTTTACATAAAGACCGACAGCCAGGGGAATGAGATTGATGTAAAAAGAGTGAAGGAAAAAGACGGTGACAATGAGCGACCTCATGTCATGTTTTATCACTCGTTGCATGCAAGAGACTTCTTGTTTAGACAATGCCTGTTTGGAGAACATCTTCTAAGCCAGTATCCAGATAAGGTAGTTAATTTGGTGGAGTCAGAAAAGACGGCTATTATATGCGCCGTGAATAAACCGGATGAGTTATTTGTAGCTACCGGTGGGTTGCAGAACCTAAGGCCGGAAGTGATAGATGTTTTAAAAGATAGAAAGACTGTAGCTTTTCCGGATAAAGGACAAGCATTTGAGACATGGAGTAAAAAGATAGATGGGATGATGATGAAATCAAGGATAAAAGTATCGGACTATCTTCAAAATGTTGAAAATGTAGGAGACGGAGATGATGTGGCAGATTTGATAATCAATAACAAGGTAAAAGAAAAACAGTATGAGCCTGGACGTTTATATTAAAAGTAAGAAGAAAGAAGAGGATCGTGAATGGGTTGCGAACATCACCCACAACATGAACAAGATGGCACAAAGAATATTCGTATCAGAAAATAAAGAAACGCTGTACGATTATGTTTGGAGACCAGAAGAATTGGGTAGGGAAATAGATACCGATGAGATGAAGAATGTACTTACAAAAGGTATATGTATTATGATCTCCAAGAGAAAAAGTCTTTTGAAATACGAGCCAGAAAATGGATGGGGGTCTTATGATTCATTTCTTAAGTTTCTTATTAAATACAAAGAGGCGTGTGAAGATCATCCGGGTTATATAATTGAAGCAAGTAGATAACAACATGGAAAATTATAAAAATACTTTAAATGAGGTAGTGGTGATCGAATCGTCACCAGAAACGTATTTTGTTTACGCTATTCGTAATGCTATTCGTATCTCTAAATGCGCGTATCCGACAGCCAAGAAAGTAATTTTCAAAAGAGAGGACGTAGAGGTAGAGATCTCGGAAATGGAAACTGAAAACAGTTTGTATGAAAAGTTTAAAGAAAAACAAAAGAATAGGGTATGGAACTTAATGAGCGCCAACAACGGGTTTTAAGAGGCGAAATTTGTCCTTATTGCGGAAGAGAGACTGAGCTGGTAAATGCCGATAAAATATATAGCAGAAAAGGCTTAGGGATGGTTATGATGTGTAAACCATGCAACGCTTATGTCGGTGTTCATGAATCAGGGCCGAATAAGGGAAAAGCTAAAGGCCGGCTTGCGGGGCCATCACTGAGATCTCTTAAGATAAGAGTCCATGCCGAACTTGACAGACTATGGTCTACGCCGGAGGAACGGGAAAGGATGTATAAAGATTTATCTGAATTTCTCTCTATACCGGAAGAATACACACATATAGGTATGTTTGGCGAGAAGACGATGGGAAAAGTATTTCAATTCTGTCATGTAAACAAAGAGCGATCAGGTTCAAGAATAGAATGGCATAAACCTGGAGATAAGTGCCCTAATAAGAACAATCAAATAGTGTCAGGAAGTAGCGCATGTAGAGGATGTCCTGAGTATCTTCATGATGAGAAAGACGGGTATGTCTGGTGTGATCCTGATATGAGCTACGGCAGGTTGAAATAGGGCGCGAATTGCCTATCTTTGTGCTATTATTAATCAAAAAAATATAAGAAGATGGGTAGATCGACAGAGTACTACAGGACTCATCCCGAAGCCAGGAAGAAAAAGGCTAAAAAGGACAAGGAGATAAATGCCAGACCGGAACAGAAAGCCAAACGCCGAGAGCTTGGTCGTAAAAACTACGAAACGGACAAAAAGAAGGGTAAGGGCTGGAGGAAAGGCAAGGATTGTTCTCATACTAAGAACGGTCTTAGGTATAAATCAGTAAAAGCTAATAGGGGATCCAAATCGGATACGAAAGGTGACAAAAATGCAAGAGGATCTGAAAAATAAAATAGATATAAGAAGGATATTCAAGACCTCTAAACAAGTTATGGAAGAGGCGTATGAGAACATCTTGAAATATAGGCGGGGAGAGCTTATCCCCGCTAAAACCGGATACGATTATATTGATGAGGCTTTGCTTGGAGGTATTTTCCCTCAGCACGCTATTGCCATAGGAGCCCGGCCATCTGTAGGTAAATCGTATGTAGCCCAAAAGATATTGGAAAATGTGATGAATCCGATGATCAACCCGCAAGCAGAAGCTTATTTTCTTGTCAATTGCGAGTTCGAAATGAATCCTCAAGATCTTCTTCTTCGCAGAATGAGCCAGGATATGAAAAAGCGAGCTCCTGAAATATTAAGAAGGCAAGATTCTAATACAGTAGAAGAGATGAGGATGTTTGAAATCCTTCAAGGTGAAATCAGGAATAATATAATATACATCGATGCTCCGTGTACGGTAAAAGAGTTTGAGGCGGCTGTGTATCATATAGCTACCAAACACAAAGACAAACGTCTTATAATATTTAAAGTCGATCATATTGCTTTGATAAAAAGAATGGGGTTAGATCCTAAGTCGGCTATAGATGATTTGGTGGCGGTTATGAACGAAGCTAAATTAGTATATAAAAACATATTTTTCCTCATCATATCACAATTCAACAGAGAGATAGAAGGAAGGATAAAAAGCCCACAAGAGCAGCCTCCGCGTCTTTCTGATTTTTACCAATCTGATACGCTGGGTCAGTTATGTACGTTAATGATAGGTTTGCACAATCCTCGTAGGTACGGGCTGGATAAGTATATGATATTTGGGAAAGATTGGTATCAGACTCTTGATAGGTTTAAAACTGAAAACAAAACATCATTCAGGACAGCCGGACTGGTGTTTCATCATATACTGAAGGTAAGGCAAGTTAGTATGGAAGAGCTTACTAATACAATCCACCCAGAGATTCTGCCGGGGCATGGATGGATGTACGGGGAGGGCGGGACGAAGTTCGTGAACCCCAACCAGCCGCCGACGCCGCCCAAGCTCTATACTGTGGAAGACGTTACGAACAATCAAGATCAAGAACAAGAGGTAAAGGAAGAACAGTCAGTATATTAAAAAAAAGAAACGTATGAGACTTACCGTAGAAGAAAACGAATACCTGATAAGTAAGTTCCTTTTGGTTCTTACTGAATTTGCAGGGGATGAAAGAGAGATGTTTTTAATCAACTCCATACATGATAAGGCGGTGGCGGATATGAATTATCGTCTTCCGTCTTTAATAAGCAGAGAACGTAAAAGACGAGTCATTGAGCTCCTTAAAGAAGGAACCAGAATAATCAAGGACTTTTCCGGCTATGCAGGTGATATGGGTATGATTAACGAATACGATCGCCTAAAGAAAGAAATAGGAACCGTCCAAGACCAGCTTGGTGACGTAGAAGGTCAACTTCGGGCAGCAGGAGAAGTTATTAAAAAAGAACTTGATATGATTGCTGACCGAATCAAAGAAGATCTTCTTGACCGAGAGCTGGCCAAAAGTAATGCCGAGGCCGAAAGAAAAGCCAAAGTAGATCCGAGATACGAAGTAGCTTTAGGTGATTACAAGGAGATGCTGGAAGTGATTTTTACAACCAGAAACAAGTATTCTACGGTAGATTCTGTACATGACGATCTTCGACAGTCGGTATCTACCGGTAGAAATTCGATTATTAAAGAAGGGTACAACAGTTAAAAACAAGGAGGGAATATGGAAAAGAAGGAATTTAAAGTAGGAGAAGTGTTTGATGCCGGACTTGTGAGATTAAAATGTGTGGATGCTCCAGAGCCAGACTTAGGATGTGAAGGATGTATATTTAATGACCACATTACATGCGGGTCGGTAGATGTAGTCGCAGGCCCGTGTAATCACGTAGAGAGGGAGGATGGTAAGGATGTTATTTTTATTAAAGCTGATTAGGCATGTACATCAATTTCAGACAACTTGCAGCATCAGACATGACTCCTAATGATCTGGCTAATCTTCTTGCTATAAGACAGAAGGATACGGTTATGATCGAAGCCATGCTGGAAAAAGATGCTGGGAGGTATATAGAGCTTGGGCTGGTTGAGAGATTAAAATCAGGCGTGATGAGATTAACCAACAAAGGAACGTCTTTTGTGAATTATATAGAGACACCGGAAATGACGGACGAGGTTCTGGAAACGTTGAAGATTATGATAGGAATGTACGAATCATATTCAAAAGACATAGGTGTCAGCAGAAAAGAAGCGGAATCCAGATTGTGTTGGTTTATGGGTAACACCTCATTCAAGAAAGAGGTCATACTTCAGGTAACGGAATCTTATATAGCAGAGTCAGGAGATTATACAATGAGCTTATGTAACTTCATATGGAAACCGCCTTCTCAGGCTTTTTCAGTCCATATGAACCTTAAAAATTCAAAGCTCTTTGACTTAATAGCTGAAAAATTTAAGATCGCTACCGAGTCTTATTTGGAGTCTAAGAAGAATAAGGAAATGGATTGGTTGTTTGCCGTATCTAAATTGCCTACGCCGCCGGCTAAAGGCAATCCGGATTATTTGTTTACCGGAAGTTCTGAAACAGACAAAGAGCGATTGAAAAACATAAAAACGTATTTATTTAACAAAATTAGAAAGCAATGGAAAAAGTAAGAATCAGAAAGATAATAGAGGATATAATTATTACTCAGTTTCTTAATTCGGAAATAGATATAGTTCATGAAGAAGATGTGACGTTTAAAGAACTTGGATTAGATTCTGTTGATCAAATTGAACTGGAAGTGATGGTGGAACAAAAATTCAATATTGTTATTATTGATTATGATATGGAGACCATCAAAGATATGACTGATCTTGTTTACAAAATAATAACAGAAGGGTATGGGAAGTGACATAATTTTATGCATGGCTTTAATAGCGTCATTTGCTTTTGTTATACAGTTTTTGTTGTCGATATTAGGATCTGATCTGGATACGGATATTGACATTGACAGTGCTTCTGATTTAAGCATGTCTTTGTCGGACATCATATCATTCAAGGGCATAACACATTTTATTCTTGGATATAGCTGGACTACCTACTTTTCGGGTTCCCATTTAGTAGGGGTTGTGATAGGGTCGTTTTTCTTTATCGTTTTGTTTTACGTATATAAGTTACTTCTTAAGTTAAAGCAAGAAATGGTGTACGAATGTCCGGAAGATTTAAACGGAAGAGAAGTGGAGATAGTGTTTAGATCAGGGAAGAATCATTATATGGTAAATATTTCGAAAAATGGAAGACAGGAGCAAATGAGAGTAAGATGCTTGTCTGGAAAAACTTACAAAAACGGTGACAAGGTGAATATAAAATACGAAGAAGGAGAATTAAGTATATAATTTAATATGGATTTTGGACAAGATTTAGAACCAGAAGAACTGACCAATCATTATGATCAGTGTTATGGAATTGATTTTGAAACAGAAGAAGAGGAGGATGAAGAGTATGACCGATGAGGAATTTGTATTGGATAATAAGAAAAAGGTTGTTGTAAGAAAAAGAATATCTTATTTAAACAAAGGGGATAAAGTGTGGATTGTGTCTTCCGACGGGTATCTGCTGCACACGGACGTAGTTAGAGCCGACCGCGGACGGTCTTATGTGGAGATAGACGGGATTCTGTATTGGAAGCGAGGATTAGATGGCAAGCATCGTAATCGTAATAACTACATGCAGTTTGCCATGACACCAGAAGACGGTAAGAAGTATGTCGTATATTACCCGGAAGGATTTAAAGACAATGACTTATGATGGTCCCGGAAACGCATTTGCTATATAAGGAGTTTAATGGTGTAAAACGTCTTGCCATATCTTATTCCCAGATAGATACGTTTCTTACCTGTCCAATGAAATGGTATAAGACTTACGTAGAGGGCAAAAGGTCTACGGAAAAACAAGAAGCTACATCTTATGGTACGGTTATCCATAAGACACTGGAATACTTTTTTAAGAACGGAAGACAGCCTTCTGGTAAAGACCTTGGAGAAGCAATAAGTTACTATTCCTATCAAGAAGACATACCTTGGCAATCACCGGAAAATATGATGATAGCCATGAAGCAATCCGGGGAGCTTCTTGCTTGGATTGTGGATCTGTTTAAAAAAGACGGGAATAAGTTTATGATAGCTGATAGTGATCTTAATCCCTGCGAGAAACTTATTAGACACGGCGCTATAGTTGGAGTCGAAGAAGATTTTGTGCTGCCGTACCGTCTTCCTAAGCCTGTTGATATAAATGGTGACGTTCATACTCATGTGTACATAGTAGGATCGGTGGATCTTCATCTGGCTATAAAAAGCAAGAACGTAGTTCACCATTATGTCATAGATTGGAAATCAGGAAATAAGGTTTTTGACTCTAAGAAGTTGGAAACGAATTTACAGCATCCTATATATTCGTTTTACATCTATAGAAAATATGGTGGAGTTCTGCCAGATATGAACATCTATTTCTTTACCAGAACCAGGCAGTACCAAAAGGTTAAAGTAGATGAAGAACGTAAAACAAAATCTATAGAAATGCTAAATGACACTTTATCTAAAATGTATGATTTTGAAGATAATAGTGTAAAATCATTTCAAGCGTACATCCAGGGAGCAGAAGGAGCCAGATATAGCAAGCGGCGTGCCACCCTAAGCCAGCCTGTTCCGCAAAACAAGCTGCCCTGCCCGTCGGCACTGTGTTATTATTGTGACTTTGGATTACATAACAAAAACGAATGCCCTTTCTCTTCGGATTGGGATCCGTCTAAAAAGATAAAGCGATGAAATACGAGGACGTTCAAAAGTTAAGAACAAAATACCGGCAAGATCCGGAAGTTATAAACGTAGAATACATGAGAGACGTTGCTGTAAGATGCGGGAATTTCAAGAAAGCGTTTGAGCTTCAGGAAAGACTGGAGGATATATGGTTTAACTACTTAAAAGAGGTGCAATGAAAGAAGTATTGATAGCAGGAGCAGCGGCCTTTTTATTATTATACTTGTTTGTAACGATTCTTATAAAAATAAGCATGGCAATAGATCGGTATAAGATGAAGAAGAAGACCGACAAAATAAAAGTCGGTCAAAGATACGAATACGAAGGCTACTTCATGGATCCATTTGAAAGAGGCAAGCATGTGATTAAGATATTAGACATAAAGGAAGGGTTCGCTCTGTACGAGTACGGAAAAAGCCCAACTTTATTATTTTCTATGGAGCTTGAAGATATTGTTAAAAGATATGTTTTAATTACTGATGTTAAACACAAGTAAGTCATGAAAAAAGAAGTTACAATCAAGGAAGATATGGTTGCGTTTTATAAAAATGCAGGAAAGGAACTATGGATTTATAACGGACTTTTCAGAAACAAGGTATTGTCTATAAAAAAAGATAAAGCCATTATCATGTGTGAAACTGATGCTGAATATGCTGTACTGATAGAAGATAATCAGTTTATTGCCGTAGCAAAAAACATGGATTATGATTACTGCTGCGCATTCACATTAGGTAATGCCGAGGCTTATGGAGATCGTATGGGCATATCGTGCAGTGTATGCTTGCTCGAAGATAATGAGAATAAAGCAAGGGAAATGTTGAAAGAGGCGATAATAGAACTTTCAAAAAACAGTAAAATAGATTGCGATGGGCTTTGAACTTAGACCTTACCAAAAAGAGGCAGTAGATGCCGGGCTTAAGTTTCTTACAGAAAGATCTAAGAAGCCCGGCATAATCGTAGCTCCATGCGGATGTGGAAAGAGCCTTCTGATATCCAAGATAGCACATGAAATAAATAGACCGACATTAGTATTACAGCCCTCAAAAGAGATTCTGGAGCAGAATTATGCAAAGGCCGTATCATTCGGTTCTAAACCTACTATATATTCTGCTTCATGTGGTATAAAGGAACTGTCGGCTATGACTTATGCTACACTTAAAAGCATAAAGAAAGACGTAGCAAGGTTGAAAGATATAGGGATAGACACCTTATTGGTGGACGAATGCCACTCGGGGTATTCCCCGGAGGAAGGTTCTGAATTTATGGAGTTTATGAACGGGTTTCCAGAGGCGAAGGTGCTGGGCTTCACCGCCACTCCCTGCCGCCTCCGAACCTACAGTTCCATGCTGGAAGGGAACTATAGCAAGCTCAATATGCTGACGAAAGACGAGCATAACTTCTTCAAGAAAATAGTTCATGTGACTCAAATACAAGAACTAACTTCTCAAGGGTTTTGGTGTCCACTTAAGTACGAACGATGGTCGTTTGATGAATCGGCTCTGATGTTAAACAGTACCGGAGCCGAATACACCAACGAATCTATTAAAGAAAGTATTGTACGAAACGGCTTAAACAACTCTATCTACAAGCGCCTTCTTCAACTTATGAACGAGCGTAAAGCCATTTTGGTTTGCATGGATTCTATCGAATCATGTAATAGAATATCAGAGTTCATGAATGCCAGGATGGGAGCCATAACCGGTGTCGTAACATCGCTAACAACCAAAAAGAAAAGAGAGCAAATCATATCCGATTTCAAAGAAGGTAAGTTGAAGGTGGTTTTTAATTATTCAACGCTTGCTACCGGATTTGATTTTCCTGAACTTGATTGTGTGATGTTTGGTCGACCAACTTTCTCATATTCAACTTATTACCAAATATTAGGCCGCGCCGTCCGCATCCATCCTGACAAGAAAGAGGCGCTGATAGTTGATTGCTGCGACAACATGAGACGCTTTGGTCGGATAGAAGACCTGACAATCGAGCAATTCCCTTCTAAGGGCTGGTGTATGTTTGCCGGCGATCAACTTCTGTCTAATATAAGGATGGGTGATATTATTACCAAAGACGAGATCCTTCGTCGGGCAGCCTCGCTTAAATCTGTGAATGGAGATGGTAGGAGAGAAGACGATCTTGACAGCATAATAATGTGGTTTGGAAAATATGAAGGAATTAGATTCAAGGACATACCAGTGTCGTATTTTAGGTTCTTGGCTGAGAATATGACAGTAAAACCAGGAGACAGGAAAGAAAAGATTATCGAATATTATAATAGAATAAAAGCATGAACAGCAAAAGACGTAAGAAAATAGAGGATATTATTTCCAATTTGGAAAAGCATAAAACAGATCTTGAGTTTATCAAATCAAAGCTGTCAGAGGTTAGGCATAATCTGGATTCAGCCAAGGATGATGTTGATATGATTTTAGACGAAGAGACGGAAGCAAGAGATAATATGCCGGAGTCGTTACAAGATACAGAAAGATATTATCAATCAGATGAGGCTGTAGCTAATATGGAGGCGGTTGTTGATGATATAGAAAGTATTGTAGGGGATTTAGAGAATGCGGTTTCAACCATTGATGATAAAATCAATGACATAGAAACTGGTATTATAGGGAATTTAGAGGCAGCCATAGGCGCATAACGTAAAAATATAATCATAAAATTTAACACAATATATTTGTATAGATATAATACGATACATATTTTTGTATCGTATTATTTTTTATGTGTTATATTTTATGAAAACAAATGTTACAATGGTATCAAAAGACCGAGAATTATTTGGCGTAATAATTAAGCAGGACACTAAAACTTCGTTTATGTCCTTAACAGACCTTCAGGAAGCCTATACGAAGAAGAGGGTTGAGATGGGGTGGAATGAAAAGAGAATAGAGAATATCCTATCTAATAAGGAGAGTGCGGAACGTGTTTACTATATCCTTGAAAAACAAGGATATAGGATAGAATCAGGATTTCCTGGTTTTATACAATCTGTTGAAAAAGAGTCACTTATAAAAGTGATGAAAAAGATGGGGGCCTACAAAACTATGGGTAGGGGAGAAAATAGAAGAACTATGTGCAATCCATATATATGGGTACTTGTAGCTATGGAACTAAACCCTATGTTGTATGCTGAGGTTGTTACGTGGTTAACAGATAAGCTTATCTTAAACCGAATAGAGGCAGGTGATAAATACAATATCTTGTCAAGAGCTATATCAAGATTTCCGGATGCCGATTACTCCAAGATGGCTAAAGGCTTAAATTGGATTGTATTTAATGAGCATGAAAGCATGATAAGAAATAGGGCTACACAGGAGCAGTTGAAAGAACTTGAAACCCTACAGTCTAATCTTGCATTCTGCATAGAGATGGGAACCATCTCTTCTTTCTCTAATTTAATGAACATGATGAGATCTATATATGTAAAGAAATGGGGAGAAGAGGCTGTAACTTCTAAAAACGTAAAATAATATGGGAGTAAAAGAAATAAGAGAACTACTTAGACTCTACAATCTCGAACATAGTGTCGTCCAGAACAAAAACTCTGGGCGGTATTCTATTATTCTCCATAACAACATCATAGGAACGAACGTAGATGGAGAGAAGGTAGTTGTGTTCAGAACCATTCCGGATGGAAGCAATACGTTCTCTATGGAGCGAAATAGATTCTATGAGGGGTTTGTAGAGGCTTTTGATGACGATAAGGCGATTGAAGCCGTAAGACAGTATTTTGAGAAAAACAGAAATGATAGGGTATAAGACGAAGATGGATTATATTACTATCGAAATGAGGTAAAACAACGATAAAGCAATGGAAAAGATGGATGATAATACTAAAAATATCCTTTATCCAAAAGGATCTATTTTTCGCATATTAAAAGATGATATAATCAGTGCCGAATTTAAAATCGTCAAAGGAGCTATAGCGGAGGCAGTATCAGACATAGAAGTAAATGATAAATATGCTGAGGTTTGTTGCAATGGGGAGACGTTCGTCATAGAAACGGATATTATGGATATTATTCTTACCAAAGACCCCATAGAAAACAAATCGGTGAAAAATGACATCATTGACGACAAACTACGATGGGATTTGCTTCCAATGGAAGAGATTGAGGATATTGTAAGAGTCTATCATGCTGGTGCAAAGAAGTACGGACCCAATAAATGGCAGAACCTTGACAACGGGTTTGAACGGTATCGTGCTGCGGCTGCCAGACACCTAATGGAATACATGAAAGGGGAAAGAATAGACTCAGATACAGGGTGTTTTCATCTTGCACAATGTGCGTGGAATTGTATAGCTATGCTGTGGTATGATAAGCACGGGAAAGGATTAATACCATTAAATAAGGAGGAAAAGAAATGACAATAGAACAACTAAATTATTTATTAAGAAAAGAGCTTTATGCTATAAAAAACCATAAAGACAATATTGATAGAATCAAAAAAGAATATTTTGATTCCAATTATGGGTTAAAAGAAGGAGATAAGATCCGTATTTTACACGAAGCAGGAGATGAAATGATAGGCTTCTTGAAAAAAGTTGAAGTATGTGAAGACGGAGATCTGTACTTGACAATACAAAAACAAAACGAAAAAGGTGACAGAGGCAGAGGAACATGGAATATGTATCTATCATCAAAATCAATTAAAATTGAAAAATGTGTATAATGTCATGAGAGTGTTAAGTTTATTTGACGGAATGTCATGTGGTCAAATAGCGTTAAAAGAAATAGGGATCACGCCTGAAGTATATTATGCGTCAGAAATAGATAAGTTCGCTATTAAACAAACGCAATTAAATTTTCATAATACGATACAAGTAGGAGATGTGAGGGATTTAAATGTAGAAGATCTTGGACGCATAGATCTTATTTTAGCCGGCAGCCCATGTACGGATATGTCTTTTTCTGGAAAAAGAAAAGGGTTGTCTACCGTAGAAGGAATAGAAGTCAAATCACTTAATGAGTATCTTGAATTAAAAAAACAAGGATTTGAGTTTGCCGGTCAGTCTTACTTGTTCTGGGAGTTTATTCGTATTTTGAATGATGTAAGAAAAACTAATCCTGATGTGTTGTTTCTTCTTGAGAACGTTAAGATGGGAAAGAAATGGGAGCCGGTATTCGATGATGCTATAGGGTGTAAGGGCAATCATATTAATTCAGCACTTGTTTCAGCTCAAGTCAGGAAACGTATTTATTGGACTAATATTCAAGGCGGCATTATCCCTCAACCTAAAGACGAAGGTTTGACTATAAGTGATATAGCGGAATATGAAGTAGATGAAAAATATTACTTATCTGAAAAAGTTTTAAACAATTTAGCTTTTCACTTAAAAAGAAATCACGACAAGGGAAATTGTTATGGAGCTAATATTAAAACAAAAGATGAAAAATCCAATACTGTTACCGTAAAGGGTAAATACACGTACGATCTTATTTGTGTAGCAATGAGAGGCAGGAATCCAGAAAAACCTACATGTAAAGAATCTGGTCTTAAAACAGTTCAGATGATTGAATTTAAAAACGATGGAAAATCCAATTGTCTCACAACAGTTCAGAAAGATAATCTTATTTTTCAAATACCAAGAGGATTTAACAAAGGTGGATTTCATGAAGATAAGGCTCCAACATTATCTTGTAATTCATATGATAGAAACAATTTTATCATACAGAGAGCATTACATGGCGATTTCAGAATAAGAAGATTAACCCCTACAGAGTGCTCCAGGTTACAGACTGTACCAAATTGGTATAAATGGGAATGCAGCGAAACCCAACAGTACAAGATGTTGGGAAACGGGTGGACTATTAAAGTTATTGAACATATACTTAAAAGAATAAAAGAATCATGATTAGAGCAAGATTTTACATTAAAAAATCCGACTGCGGTAACGACTACCGTCCAGTCAAATGGCCTATAAAATATCCATATTGGTGTAGTGCAGAATCCAGTAATTCATTTGTATTGGTGGCGTATGCTGAAGATGAAGACAGCATAAAAGAACTGTGGCCGGAGGCGTATGATATTAATGTCTTAGAGAAAGATACCGAAATTAGATTCACATTAAGATTTCCTAAACCAGAATGGTATGAATTGTACGAAAGGGAATTAGAAGAATGTGATAGGTTTATATGGATTACAGATGCGTGCATGAGAGACGGTGTAATAAGAAAAGTAAAAGCTAAAATAGAAGAGTATGGTGGTCTTTTGTTAGCCGACATTCCTGATAGGATCACTCCTTATGAAATAGGAAGGGATGCTTTTGAGAGCAAAGAAGAAGCTTTAAAACATGCAGAGAAACGGAGAACGTACCTGATCGAGTCTACTAAGAAACAATTGAATGAACTTGAAAATCTAAAATTTAAATGCGATGATTAACTACGCGGCAAAAGCCAGAAAAGCTTATTTGATAAACAATTTCGATAAGATTCTTAACAGTCTCAACACGCTTCATTCAACGGTTGAAACCATGACGTTGTTCGTAAACGACCAGGCTTATAATTACATTCTTAAGCTAAAGGAAGTAATTAAAACCAGTCCTATGTATAAGCACAATATCAAGCGTCTTTTAAATGAGATGGACAAAGAGATAAAAAGATACAATGCCTCTATATATTACATAAACAAAGAACGTAGTGAGGTTATTGCTGATATAACACAAGCGATGGAAGATTGTCTCATGCCATACATAGACGACCTGGCCGGCGCTATAAGGGCAGCCGTGTGGTCGAAGGGCGTGTCCGAGGAGCGGACGGAAGCGGCGGTACTGTCCCTAATCGTATCCTCCTTGGCCATGACATCAGGCAGACTTATTTCAGGTGGATATCAGATCATGAAAGAAATGGGTGGGGGTCAAGGTGGTAATCCATTTACGTTTATGAGCATTGATAAGATAAGACACTTATCTACATCATTATCTGATGCTATTACCGGTGGAGAAATAGCTCTTGAAGAAAAAGAAGCCAATGACATAACTAAGGCGATGGATGTTTTTATTGAGAAGATGTCCGATTCAGATATTGTCGATAAAGTAATTAGCATACTCGAAGAGGCAGAATCTAAAAACAAGGAGGAGCGATCGTGAATTATTTGGATGGGTATGTAGAAGAGATTCTTTCCGAGCCGTATTATGATGATTATGGCTCTGGGATTTTTAGGTGGTGGGTGAAAGTATCTTACATTTGTTATGGCATGGGAGCCGTTACTACCTTAATGTTTGATACAAAAGAAGAAGCGGAAGCGGTAAAACCAGGTTATAAATTTTTGTGTTAATGATATTGGGATGTGATTATGAAGTACTTTATTTTATTGATAATATTGTTATTGTCATCATGTGATATTGACAATGTTAATACTGGATGGGTTATATATAATTTAGAACCTTTGAATGATGGGCGTGTGTTATACAAAGGAGAAGATAATGGCATTACATGTGTTCGTGGTACCAAATACATCAAATTCATTGGACGCCAAGGGGAATACAATATCGGAGATTCTATTAAGATCGTAAAAGTGAAATAATATGGAAAATAATTTAAAACTCGTATGCCCAAAATGTGGCACCCCTCACCAGCCTCATTCTCCGCACACGATGGATGCAGATGGATTTGAAAGGTGTGAGATAAGAACGGTCATGGAAGACAGGGGATGGTGCTACGAATGCTCTTTTTGGCAAAATATGTACGACAAGCACAAAGACGATCCTGGATGGGTTAGGATAGACGGTGAAAGCCGGGTGCTTAAGCCTATGGTGGAAAACGTACCGAGCGGATGGAACAGCCTTGGATGTGGTGGAAGAAAAATGTATATCAATATCGAAGGGAAAGGCATTGTTACATCAAATAACTGCTGGTGTCAAGGTGATGTTTCGGACGCATTCAAGGATCTTATGCCTGATAATGCTACTTGGGCTACGAAGGAGGAATTTGACAAAGCTCCTGTAGTAGGACATATCATAGAAGGTATTGGTTTAGTTTTCACAGATAGGGGAGGTCATGAAGTTAATGCTTAGAAACTTATTTCATGTTCTGCTTATACAAGAAAAGATGGTAACTACAACAATCCCCAACCATACAATAGGCGTACGGTTGGGGATTGTTGTCATATCGTAAAATTAAGTGTTTTTTCTAATATCAGATATTCAGTATGAACTTTACTTCCGCCATCATCTATCAAGTCCAAATTAATATAAGCTGTATATGATACATGATGATCACCAGGAACAAGACGATCTATTTTTGATAAGAACATAGACTTTAAACCTTGGCCAGACCATGATTCTGGATATGGCAAAGGTGTAAAGTCGGCATCTGTACATCTTATAGCCCAAGTAAAATTAGGATCTGCCCTAACTATTCTATCATGAGGTCCATCAATTACAAGATCTGGCATCTCATATTGGTAACTATCATAATTAAGGACAATAGGATCACTAAAGTTTACACCGTATATAGCAGCAGGTGGAGTAAAGCTTGTTATTAAAAAGGTTCTATTAATCCTATTGGTTGTTCTTAGCGTAAACTCATCAGGTGCTATCACACTTACTCTAAATCCATAATAAGGAGAGGTTTCTAAAGCAATAGCAAGAACCACCGAATCCTGTTCAAGCAATTCCTCTGTCGTATCAACCTGACTATCGATCTCTTGCCTATCTTCCATTGGAACACCGCCTTGGACACTTATGGAATCCAGCCGTTCTTTTTTAGACAGAAAGATAAATTGCCCGCCCTGTGGAATGGTGCCTACTTTCTTTCCTTCTACGATTACCCCCCCCCCTATACAATCGCTAACTATCTTATACTCATATAGTTTAGCATTATTTTCAAATCTTCTTCTCATAATTTCATAAAATTAATTCAGTAAAAGGACGGACATAATGTGAACTACCCCTTGAACCTGTACTCAAATGATCTCCTTGGATGTTTATATCATAATACCACGAATAGGTAAATTGTGTAGATTGAGTGGATGTCCACATTCTATTACTCATTATCGTACCTCCTACCATTAAAAGGCATTCGTTTATTTCATTCGCATACAATGATATCAAAAAAAAACTCTCCGGCGCCACCTACATATCCATTTTGACCATTTTTAAATAAATAGCTATTAGCTTTATTAAAAGCGTAATCTGTATTACTGGTATCATATTCAAGATACGCATTCTGATTTTCACGCCCCCAATAATCCTTTTTAATAGTTCCCATATGAGAACTATCTTGTGCAAATATATTGTCTATTTCTCCATCCTTACCCCAACGAAATGTGCCAATATATTCGGTGGCTATAACAAAACACACTTTATCTACAAGAGCTATTCCATTGCATAGATCATTGGAATATCCTTTATTAGACCAATTTTCTTTTGTATATAATCCTCCATCTACATGTTGGATGTATATGCCTTTATTGATTATAAGCGAGGGATTTACCCCCATCCCTATTTGAAATCTTCTTCTCATTTTTTTT